TTATTAAATTGAGTTTGAAAGCAGTTTAAAGACTTGCTTAGGTCTGTTTTTGCTACATAAATTCAGTAAATTTTTCTTTTATAAAAGAAAAATATTTAATAAAACGTTGTTTGTTATAGTCATTCATTTTGCCTTCAATTTTTTCGCCTACCCTAAAGTTTATATTAAGTATTTTTAGAAGGTTATTAGTGTATATTTCTAATTTTTGATTTAAATATAATATACTATTATCATTAAATTTGTTTTGATTTAAACCCTCTAATATTTCATTAATGGGGTTTATTATTAGTAAATAATACATTGCTTGTTCTTTGCTTAACGCTTTCATACTATTAATGTGTTTAATGTTATTACTTGTTCTTATTATTTGACGGTGCAAAGGTATATACATTTTACAATACTTGCAAGTTTTTAATGTTAAAGTTTTGTTAAATGTAAAGTTTAATGTATATACTTATAATAATACATTGTACTTTTGCGTCGTAATCAATTATTTATAATTAAAATGGCAAGAGAAAGAATAAAAGGTAAAGCTTTAAACATTAGAGTATCAGATAGTTTTATAACGCTCCTCAAAGAATTAGCTGACAAAAAAGGAATGTCGCAAGCGAACCTTATTGAGTATCTCGTACGTAAGGAGGCGGATAGTATGCAGCTAAAAGAGCGGTTTCAGCAGGAGGATACAAAAGATGTTGATGAATAACTCTTTTTGTGTAGTAATGGAATTTATATAAAAAATCTACCGCCTCTAATTATAACATTAGGGGCGGTAGCAAAACCAATTGAAAAAAGAATAAATTATGACTGTTTGCAACGCTGAATAAGGTCGCTTTCTATTTTTTTGAAGATGTAATTATATCCTACATTTTTACTCAATATCGTATGTTGTTTGAGATAATAGGATATATTAGACAACGGTACTTGTAGATACTTAGCTATTTGGTGCTGTGAAACAGTTGTGTCGTGTTTCCTTGCTAACCCACAAAATAGCTTTTTGTTCTCAATGGTACTTAATGGCTGTCCAGTTATGGTTTCTACAGATTGATGTATTTCTTTTAATATCATAGTATTTTTTATTAGGGGTTATACATTATATTCTTCTTTTAAAGCCCTCAATCTTTGGGGCAAAATAATTGTGTAAGCTGATGAAATCTTCTATCACTTTTTGAAATTCCTCAAAGGTGTAGCATACAACGTATGTATGTCCCAGTGCGACGGCTTTCTTCTGAAAGTCTTTTTGATTGTCTGTTTGGCGATTTCCTTTTACTTTCATCTCGATATAAATGCTTTTACCTTGGGGGAGGAGTACTACCAAGTCAGCAACTCCCGCCAATACGCCCTCTGCTTTGAGGCGTTGTGCTTCACGAACGTTGCGACTGCCACCATTAGGAACGGCATAAATGATGAGGTGTGGGTATTGGTATCTAAACCAACGAACGCAGGCGGTTTGGAGTGTGCTTTCTTGGTGTTTCATAGTGGGTTATTTTGTTTCAAAAACTTCTCTTAATACTTCAGTAGGGTAACTTTTCACAAATCCATATTTTGCATCGTATTCATTACCCATTGGTATATCTCTTTGTACGCATATTTTAGCAGCCTTTCTTCCTAACACGATAGCTGTTTGTAAGGGTACTTTTTTGCCTATTATATTACTATATCCTGATATAGTAAAGTAATCTTCATTTTTAGTGGTGATTTTAGCTTCTATTTTGATAAGGCGTTCATTTTGCAAGGCTATTTGTTGCGCTTGTAGTTGTTGTGCTTTCTCTAATGCTATCATTCCTTGTGCTTGAGCCATTAATATTTCACCCGCTGTCATTGGCTTATTAGCTTCCTCAAAGCGTTCTAACCAAGCTACTACGTGCCTACGTACAAATTTACTCTCTCTTAATAAGACTTGCTTTCCTTGCGCGATAGTGAGTTCAAACATCGGTTGTTCTCTGTTCCATTGGTCTTTATATGAGGTCGGCAAAATTTTTTGCTGACCTATTTCCTCTTCAAATTCATCTCGAATAATAGCCAGCATAGTCTTATGCTGTAGTTCTACATCCTTACCTTCTTCTTTTCTAAAAAGGTTGATTTGTTCCACAAGTTCAAGGCTTGTAATGGTTTTCTTTGTAGTAATTCCTTGTTGTGTAGGTATTGATAATTCCATTTTTTGTATTTCTTAGTTTAACGGTGCAAAGGTACGGAATGATTTAAATAATTCCTAATATTTTTTGTTGTAACTTTTTGTATATCAATATTTTGCAACGTTACTATTAACATTGCATTTTAACATTGCAAAACGGCAATCGCCTGACTATCATACCCTATAAAACGCAAAAAGACGAGCATTTTGCCCGTCTTTGTTTGAAAATTATTTTGTTATATTTATAACTTTTCTATTTCGTACATTATAGGTAGTCCTATTTCGATAGCAATATAATGCTCGATACGCGTGCCTTTGCTTTCTTGCCAGTCTTGTAGCATATAGATAGCCTTGCATTGTAGCAGTGTGGCAATGTCTTTGACTATATGCGCTTCCCAAGTGTCTTGCTCTGATAGTCCGTTATCTAATGGATTCACGGGTTCATAGCCTAATCTTTTCATTGCTTTGGCTGCGGCGGCAAAGCGTTTGCGGGTTTCTGTTAGGTCTGTACCGCTGATTTTTTCTGATATGTAGATTTTCATTTTAATTGCTCTTGTTTATAAGTTTGTATGAGTGCTTTTACAAGGGCTTCACGAGCTTCATTGTAATCATCAAAATCACCTTTCCAATCTAATTGAGATATATTATATAGATTAGAATTTGTAATTTCAAAATAATAGTAATTACCTTCATCGAAATGAGAATGACTCTCTAATTTAATGTAACTTTCATATTCTCTTTCTCTGAACCACTCAAATACTTGTTCCCAAGTGGGGATAATTGCAATCTTGTCTAATAAATCCTTGTCAAGCGTTTCATATTTTAACATTCTAACCTCACCATAAAATACTGCATTATAACCTTTATTACGGTGTTGAACAAGGAATGGCTCTATATATTGTGTGTAATTAATAGCAAACGTACAAGGTTCATCAAAACCTATTTCTTTGAGTTCTTTGGCGATGTCAATAGGAACAAGCCAAGTGGGGTATTTTTGTGTATTCATTTTCTTGTTGTTTTTAGGGTTATTCTTCTTCATCAGATTCTTCTTCTGAAAATTCTAAGCTGTCGATTTCGTAGGTGTAACGAGACGATACTCCGTTATAACCTACATCGGCAACGAGTTCTATAGCTTCTTCGTAGGGGTGATTGGTGATTGGGTCATCTTCCTCACTATATACCATATCTTCTTGGTACATAGCTTGTAATTGCTGTGCTACTTTTTCAGTAACTTCTCCACTAAATACAACTTGGTATCTCACTGTTATTCCTAATTCGTTAATTGTTACTTTTTTATTTTTCATCTTTTACAAATTTACGGTTAATAATTCTTCCTTTTCGGTTTTTGATTTCGTTGTAGGCGATGTTTAGGCACTCTTCAAGGGTGGTGTTTTCTAAGAAAGCTATATCATCTAAATAACCAATTATAGTAATGATTTCATAAAAATACAAAAAGGGTGTTTCTTCTCCTATCCCTAACAATCTAAAATTAGCGTGCATTAGACGAGTTAAACTATCTTGTATGCTTAATGATAACACCACTTTGCTATCTGATCGCTTTCCTTCAAAATTCAAAACATCATTGATTTGTTCTAATACGTCTATTCTTTCCTTATAGCAGTAGTTAATAAGTGTTACCATTACATCGCCTATAGCGTCCTGAATAGCGGGTTTGTCGTTATCATAACACGCCTTGATAAGTTCGCCTACTTCCTCGTGGGTTTTGAGGAGTTCATCAAAAGGCGTTAATTGTTCATAGATTTTTCTTTCTTTTGCCCACTGATGAATAAGGGGTACGAGTTCTTGGATTGTTCTCATTTTCTTTGTGATTTTAATGTTATTAGTCAATTTCTACTTCATATTCCCAGTAGAGGGCATCATCCTCACTTATATTATCACTGAGCCAGTTAAAAGCTTCAGGAAATTTGTTTATTTCACTATCACAAATGGAAAATCCATAATCTGCCATTTGTTCTAATTGTTTGGCTACCTCTTCAGGTACTTCTACATCTTATAAACCTACAGTGTAGGTTACTTTTACGGTTAAATCTTTGATTGTTCTCATTTGTTGTTTAATTATTTGTTAAAAGATAGGTTTTTCTTATATACATACCTTTTCTGAATTGTTTTCTGTTGACTTGAATTCTAATTTAAACTTCAAGTTCTTAAACTCTGTTTCTTTATACATAATAAGTGATGTAGTTACATCATAAACTTCTCTAATGTCAGCCCTTACTCCTTCAAATACGAAGCAATCTCTTATTAATTTTAGAAATAAGTTCAAACCATCTTCAGTAATAACCCCTATAAGGTTATATGGCGCATTATCCTTAGAGCAATATATAAACGCTCCCTCTTTAATTTCTTTTTTCATTTATTGATATTTTTTTTGTTAATAATCTTTCCCAAGTATAGTACGAAGTACTTCTTATTGGCTTCTGCGCCCCATTCGGGTTTGCCTGTGCCAAAGCGTATTGTTTTTAATTCTATGGTGAGGCTTGGGGCATCACGAGCATAACCATTTCTAAAGACAACAGTATCGTACTCTTTTCCGATAAGGCGAATGTTGTAATACGGTTTGATGTCTCGATACTCTTCTGTTTTCTCCCCCGAGAGTATCATATCAAACCATTTCTTTTTTAAAGTTAAATGTAAGGTGCTCATTTGTTTTGCTTTTTTAATTCTTCTCTCATACCCATACAGTAGGAGTGGTAATTGATATTTGAGTTGTGCATTAGTCGGTAGTCGTACCATTGCAGTATTTTTCCTTTGGGCTTGTTATGCTTCATATCATAGTATA